TCTGACGCGGTCATCACAGAAATCGCCGCCTCGGCCGACCCAGAGGACGACGAAAACCACCCACAAGACACACCCCAGGAGGATCAAGTGTCCGAAGCAATCCAGGCCGAGGCCCCCGAGGCACCGGCAACCCACCCCGTTTCCCCGCTCGTCTACGCGACGGCCCGCAAGGAAGTACCGATGCCGACCGCAGTCGAGTACCTCGCCGCGGCAATCGCAGGCGGCTCCGCATGGCACCAGATGCGCGACGCGATCAAGGCCGCAGCGCCCGACGTTGTCACCACCGACACGCCCGGCATCCTGCCGACCCCAATTCTCGGCCCTGTCTACAACAACTTCGTCGGTCGTCGCCCTGTCGTTGACGCAATCGGCGTCAAGGCCATGCCTGGCGGCGGCAAGGTGTTCATCCGCCCCGAAGTGACCACGCACACCTCGATGGCCGCACAGAGCTCGGAAAACGCCGCGCTCCAGTCCGGCACGTTCGTCGTGTTCAACAACCAGGTCACCAAGCAGGCCTACGGCGGCTACGTCACTATCTCGGAACAGGATCTCGACTGGACAGACCCAAACGTGCTGTCGCTCATCCTCGACGACATGGGCCGCATCTACGCCAACACGACGGACAACGTCGCAGCCGACAACCTCGCCTCGGGCGCAACGACCACGTCGAACTTCACCGCGACCTCGGCCAGCGACCCCGCCTACTGGGCATCGTGGATCGCAGCTTCAGCCGCGACCATCCTTTCGGCATCAAACGGCAACCTGCCGACCCACCTCTTCCTCGCGCCTGGCATCTGGCAGGATCTGCTCGGCCTCAGCGACACCGCTGACCGCCCGCTCTTCCCCCAAATCGGGCCGATGAACGCCTTTGGACAGCTCACCCCTGGCTCCACCTCGGGCAACGCTTTCGGCCTTCAGGTCGTCGTCGATCGCAACTTCGCCAGCGGCACCCTGATCGTCGGCGACGCATCCGGCTACGAAATCTTCGAGCAGCAGAAGGGCGCAATCTCGATCGACAACCCGTCGACGATCTCGCGCACCATCGCATGGCGCGGCTACTTCGCCACGCTCATGATCGACGCATCGAAGTTCGTCAAGGCCACGTTCGTCTGATCAACCGCTAGCCACCGAGGAGTCTGCACATGGCATCATTCACCGTCACGCACACGCAACGTGTCGATGGCTATGCCGTGCTGCAGACCCTTGAGGCGACCGAAATCGGCATCGGCCAAAGCGTCACAGTCACCGGCACCACAGGGTTCAACGGCACATTCACCGTGCTTGACGTCCCCACCAGGTACTTCACCGGCATCGACGACGAAGGCGACTTCACGTTCGACGACGAAATCATCATCCTCAACCAGTTGCTCGTTGCGAATGCTGGCACGGATGTTGCCCGCGACGCGATGGCCGGAACGCTCACCTGGACAGAAACGTGCACATGGATCGTCGCCGCAGACGTTCTGTCGTGGCTCGGTATTTCCGTTGCTACCGCCAACGACACAACCTTCGTTGGGGTATGCACGGATGCCGCCAACGCTTGGGCCTACAAGGCACGGAAGATGGCTGGCTATCAAGGCGAGTCCCTCTCCACCGTGCCAAGTAGCGCCGTCAAGCTCGGAGTTACCATGCTGGCTGCCAGCTATTACCGCGAGCGTGGCAGCGTCGACTCCTACGCCTCGTTCCAGGACATGGCTGTCACCGCACCGACCGGCACCATGGGCCAGATCATGCGTCTGCTCGGCATCCGCCGCAGCCAGGTGGCCTGATGGCCGCGACAGGCATTTTCGCCGAGTCCCGCACCGCGATCGTCAACGCGCTCACCGCGCTCGGCCTCGCAGTCGTCACCGATCCGCGCAACGCCCGCCCAATGACCGTTTTCGTCGGCGCACCGACCTTCGACGTGTTCACCTACAACGTGGGCGACATCACTTTCGAGCTGTCAATTCTGGCAGCTCCCCCAGGCAACCTCGACGCCGAGGACTACCTGATAACGACCGCCGACACCATCATGGCCTCAACCACCCTTGCGATCACCGCGGGGCGGCCTGTCACGTTCAGCGTCGGCGACCAACAAATACCCGCTTACACCATGACATGCCGCATCGCGGCAAGGAGAAACTGAAATGGCAACCACCACCTTCCTGTCTAACGCGACGGTGAGCATCGCTGGCTCCGGTGGGGCCGTCGATGTTTCCGACCAATGTTCCGCAATCACCGTCACCGTCGGCTATGAGCCGCTTGAGTCGACCGCTATGGGCAACACCGGCCGCCAATACGTCAAGGGCCTGCAGTCCGTTGAGGTCAGCATGACGTTGTTCAACAGCTACGGCACAGGCGAAATCGAAACCACGCTCTACGACGTGGTAAACGGCGGCACCGCCACCCTCGTCATCTCGCCCTCGGGCACGACCGAATCGGCCACCAATCCCGAGTACACGATCACCGGCTGCTTCCTTGAGTCGTTCACCCCGATCAACTCCACCGTGGGCGAGCTCTCGACCGCCGAGGTGACGTTCACCGGCGGCACCTGGGTACGCGACATCACCTGATCCAACCCTCCAACCGTGCAAGGAGACAACACATGAAAATCAGTATCAGCGTCGACACAGGCCAAGGCCCACAAGTCGTCGTCACCAACTTGTTCAACGTCATCAGCTGGGAACGCAAATACAAGCGTCGAGCTGGTGACCTGGCACAAGGCATCGGTGCCGAAGATCTCGCGTTTCTTGCCTATGAGGCGTCAAAAACATCAGGGATCGCAGTCCCGCCTGTGTTTGACGACTACGCCCGCAAAATTGTGGCGCTCGACGTGCTCAGCCAGGAGGACGCAAACCCTTCCCAGGTGGCACCTACAGCCGAGGCCTAGCCGAGCTGCTGGTCGCCACCGGCTACTGGCCGACAGAGATCGAGTTTACCGCTCGGGATCTGTCGACCGCGATCGAGATCATCAACAAGCAGCGCAAAGGAGGCAAAAAATGACAGCCAGCACCGGCATCGAAGTCGCAGGCGTCAAAGAAGCCATCCGCTCGCTCAACAAGCTCGAGCCAGGGCTGCGCAAGCAATTCGTCGCCGACGCGAAACAAATCGTGGCCCCGATCCTTGAGGATGCCCGCGGCCGCTACCCCGAGCAGCTGCTTTCCGGCATGGAACGCAACTGGACGCAACGCGGCAACAAGAAGTTCCCGTATGACGCAAACCGCGCCCGCAAAGGCCTGAAGCACAAGGTCGACACGTCCCGAAAGGCCACGTCGATCATCAAAGCCCAGCAAACCGATCCAGCCGCGTCAATCATTGAATTCGCAGGCAAAAAGACCGCCAACCCGCTCGGCCGCAGCCTGGACAAGTTCGGCCGCGTGTCCCGTTTCTTTTGGCCAGCCGCTGAACGTCAATTGCCGAAAGTGCAGGCCGAAATGGAACGCGCTGTGCTCGACGCTGTGCGCAAAGTGCAGAAAGAGCTCTAAATGGCAATCAACATCCCCATCATTTCCGAGTTCGACGGCAAAGGGATCAGCAAAGCCGTTCAAGAGTTCAAGCAGCTCGAAACCGCCGGCGAGAAAGCCCAGTTTGCGATCAAGAAAGCGGCCGTGCCAGCGGCGGCGGCCCTTGGTGCACTCGCAGTCGCAGGTTATGGCGCGGCCAAAGCCGCGATGGAAGATCAGAAATCTTCGGCGGAATTGGCCCGCCAGCTGAAGATCTCGACCCGCGCCACCGACGCCCAGGTAGCAGCCACCGAGGATCTCATCGGCAAGATGACGTTGGCGACCGGTGTCGCCGACACCGATCTACGCAACGCGCTCGCCACGTTGGCCCGAGGCATGGGCTCCGCCGAACTAGCCCAAGAAAACCTGAACCTCGCCCTTGACATCTCGGCGGCCACCGGCAAAGACCTCACAAGCGTTTCAGAGGCCCTTAGCAAGGCCTACAACGGCCAAACGACCGCCCTGGCCAAACTAGACCCGTCGATGCGTTCGCTGGTCAAGGAAGGCGCGTCATTCCAAGAGCTCGGCAAAATCATGGAGGACACGTTCGGAGGCGCGGCCACCGCCGCGGCCGAGACAGCCGAAGGCCGATTCAAGCGCATGGGCGTCGCCATCGGAGAGGCCCAAGAGTCAATCGGCGCAGCCCTCATCCCGATCATCGAGAAGCTGCTGCCGTACCTTGAGGACGCGGCCAAATGGATCTCGGAAAACACCGACCTCGTGGTTGCGCTCGCGGCCGCGTTCGGCGGCATTTCCGCCGCAGTCCTGATCGTCAATACCGCCATGAAGGCCTGGACAGTCATCACCACCGCCGCCACCGTCGCCCAAAAAGCGTTCAATCTCGCCATGTCAGCCAACCCGATCGTCTTGGCCACGGCGGCCATCGTGGCAATCGGAGCTGCCATCGTCGTCGCCTACAAGAAGTTTGAGCCGTTCCGCGACATCGTCGACAGCATCGGCCGCGCCCTCAAGACCGCGTTCACCGGCTCGATCGACGCAATCAAAACAGCCGTCAACGCCTACCTCGCCGTCTACAAAGGCCTTTTCAACGCAATCGCCAAAGCCTGGAACAACACCATCGGCAAACTGTCGTTCAAAATCCCGTCATGGGTTCCAGGGCTCGGCGGCAAAGGCTTCAACGTACCCGAAATTCCAGAGCTCGCTAACGGCGGCCTAGTCATGTCCCCCACACTCGCACTCGTCGGCGAGGCAGGCCCCGAGGCCGTGGTACCCCTTGACCGTATGGGCCAAATGGGCGGCAACGTCACCATCAACGTCAACGGCGGCGACCCCAACGCAGTCGTCGATGCCCTGCGCCGCTACATGCGCATCAACGGAGCCGTCCCGATCACCGTCGCGTCATGACCAACGCCCTGATCTACATAAAAGACACGCTCGGCACCTGGCAAAGCCAGAACAACGTGCAAACAATCAGCATCGACCGCACACGGCCATTTCTGACTGACCCGTTCGCGGCGGCCCGCATGACCTACACCGGCCGCATCTCAACCACCATGCCCGACCTTGTGCTTATGGGAAATGAGATCTACGCCAAAATCAACAACATCACCGCGTTCGTCGGCCGCATCACAGACGTGCGCATTGACTACGGCTTCGTGCCCGACGAAGACACCATCACCGTCACAGCCGAATCCAGCATCGCCGAACTAGGCCGCATCACCATCGCCAACGTCAGCCTCAGCTCGACCAGCATCATCAACCAGGTCAACGCGATCGCCACAGCCACCGGCATTGACGTGTACGCCACAAACACAAGCAGTCTGGTATCAACCCAGACGTATACCGGCAACGCCCTAGAGCTGCTCAACAAACTCAACACCACCGAATACGGGTTCATCGTCGAAGGTGGAGGCGTTACAACCCCCGTGGAAATCGAGCTCATTGGCCGCGACTCGTGGCGCACCAGCACGACGATCTACAGCTTTACCGACGACAACCCCACCGGCTACGCCCAACGTTACGACTCGATCGTGTTTGACTCGGCGGCCGACAACTATTGGACAGCCGCCCGCGTCGAGCCCCAAGGCCTCGCAGGCCAGCAAGTCGTGTCAGGCACTAGCCCCGAGCGTGTCCTGGTGGTGCAAACCCTTGACCAAAACACCACGCAGGCGCTGAATTACGCCCAATTCCTGCAGGGTCTTTACAACAAGCAGGCGCAAACAATTGCGGAAATATCGGCCACCGACAAGCAACAATCAACGAACTACCTGCAAGAAATTGCCCGTTCAACGAACCTCGGCACTCAATACCAGGTCGAGTTCCGTGGCACGACCTACACAGCCATTTTGGTCGGTTTCCGCATCACCGCGACACCTGAACAAGTGCGGTACACGTTTCAGCTGTCACCGGCTGACATCAACGACTATTTGACGCTCAACGATCCGATTTTTGGCAAACTAGACAACAACCGACTGGGGTTCTAATGGCAGTAAAAACATTTACAACCGGCGAAGTGCTAACCGCGGCCGACACCAACACCTACTTGGCAAATGCGGGCCTGGATTACATCAATACCCTTACGTTGTCAAGCGTTGCAACTGGCGCGCTTGACTCAGTTTTTACGTCGACATACCAAAATTATCGGTTGGTCATTCGGAGTGGTGCGGCCAGCGCGAACACGGCGCTATTTGTGCAGTTTCGAGCATCGGGGACTGCCTACACGACTGCCGACCAAGACTATGGCCTAGTGGGCATCAACATGGCGACGGGTGGCGCAGATAACGCAAGCAGCGGTACATCGGTCGGCATGTATGTCGGAAACGTCCCCACCACAGCAGGCAGACATTTAGCAATTTTGGACATTGCCAACCCACGCGAAACGACATACACCGTCTGCACCATTGACGCAATTTTCAACGATTCAGGCGGCTACTTGTCCCGTCGAGGTGGCGGCGTCGTGTCAACAAGCACCGCCTATGACGGCTTCCAAATCACAACAAACAGCGCGACAACCGTATCCACCGTATGCCGCGTCTACGGCTATAGGCAGGCGTAATGAAACCAATGATCTACATCAAAGACCATCTGACGGGCGAGGAAACAACCCGCCAAATGACCGACGAAGAGTTTGCAGCATTGACCGATTTTGACGAATCACAACAACACGCCGAGGAGGCAACACCAGAATGAAAACCCGCGTCGCCATCGTGGCGGCGCTAATCACCGTGCTGGCTAGCAGCTGCAACAACAAAACCTGGATCGAATGCCAACCAGCAACAACGATCCGAACCAAAAACCGTGCGCTCACCAGCCCAATCG